GTCCTGCACCTGGTCTTCCGCGCCAGGATTGCGCTTGATCACCCACAGCATCCCCTCCGGGAAGACATCCTTGGACTGAATGCCGTACTTCGTGCGCCGGTCATGCACAGAGTTCTTCAACGGCTTCGTTAGCCGCATGAGCTTGAGGTACTTTTCCATTTCTCGCTTTCTAAGTTGGTGCCAGGACTGCCCTGGCACCGCAAGTCTATCCAGGTTCAATCGACCGCGTCAAGCATGTGCAGCCGCACCAGCTCCCACGGGATCTGCGTCCAAGGCCATGCTGCCAACGGGACAGTGTCAATGCCCCGCATGGACAGTTCCACTGCCTGTTCGCCGGCATACAGGCGCAGCTCAGAGTGGCTGGTGCGAGTCGCCCCTGGCGGGAAATACTGCACCAGGATGTAGGTCGGGCAGTTCATGTCGGCGTGCTTGGCATGAAAGCTCACCTGGTGCGGCGACAGAGCGACCTTGCGCCCGCGTCGCACTACCTTCAGCTCCACCATCACAAACTCGCCCGGCACCTTGAACGCTACCAGGCAGTCCGGGATGCCCAGGTTCACACGGGATTCAATCCGGGTAATGTGGCAGGCTGGCAGGTTTTCCTTCAATCTCTGATAAAGCCCGCTTTCTGGCTTCGATGGCATCTTCGCCCTCCTTAATTGCCTGGCGAGTTATATCCCGCAGCTGCCTGCCTTCTTCCGACCAAGGATCTTCCGCATAGTCACGGGTTTTCTTCGGCGCCGGTAATTCCGGTTTTACATCCGCTGCCTGCTCAATTTCCTTCGGCGTTACATCAATAACCCTACCTGGGTCGCCATACAGACGCTTTATTTCCTCCAGCTTGCGCATGACCTCTTCCTTACTCATGGAATCAATCGTGCCGTGCCGGATTTCCTTGCGGTCAATATAAATCGTGCCCAGTGCCTGGCCGCGGCGATATTCAGCCTGGACGGCAGCACCATATGCCCCAGCCTGCAGCGCCAGGTCACGGATATTCTGCAGATCCCGCATATGCCGTTCCATGGTCGTGCCAAACCGCTCGGCCATATCCTTGCGCAGCTCCTGAATCGCGGCAACGACATGGGGATTCTTTTCCGGGTTGGTCAGCAACCTGGCCGATTCCTTCGCCGTCTTGGCAGGCCAGCCGGCCCGGATGGCCGCCTCGGCCATGGTCACCTGGCCATCGCCCATGACCAGCTCTTGAACGAACTTCCACTGCTTGGGCGTCAGCACCCTCTTCTTGGTGACTGTGACGGGAGTACGCAGCTTGTCCTCCAACAAGGGGCTATGCCCCCGGGGCATCTTCGGCAGCTTCGTTGCCATGTTTGCTCCTAAAAGTGGTACCTAGTAGAAACCCGCACCGTTTTTGGCCTTTTAGTAGACTTTTTTAGGGTCAATGAAAAAAAAAAAACAAAAAAATGTCCCGCGCGCGCATTTTATAAGAAATTACACCTGTAGAAGACACGTAATGTACCGTGTAGCTCTAACACGTTGATTTCATTCACTTCTTACACCATTACGTCTATTACGTCATTTTTCAAAAACTTTTCACACAAACACACTTGACCCTAAAAAAGTCTACTAAAACGGCAAAAACGCTACGGGAAAACCCTCGAAAGACCCGCGTTCCGCGGTCCTCGGCCCTTTTTGCCCTCTCCACCCCCTCTGAACCTGACTCGAACCTGACAACGCCCGGCTCCTGTCCCAACACCCCCCTCACTGCTCCACCCCCCGCCACCACACGCCTGTTCCGTTGTCGCCGTCGGCGCTGACGAACCGTGCTGCGAGGGTCGCGGGGATGATTTCGCCGGCCTCGAAGGCTTCGAGATTGCCGGCTTCCATGCCCATTTCTGGGAGGTGGGTGACGGGGCCGATGAGGGTGTAGGTCGCTCCGCCCATGGTGACGAAGTACAGCTGGACCATGGGCGGGAGCGAGGAGAGGTTCATCTTGTTAGACGATGGGGGAGGTTTTTTCCTGGAGTTCGATTTCGCGCTGGAGGTACCAGGCGGCCTTTTTGATGTCTTCCAGGTAATCCTTTTTGTAGGGTGCCCGGGAGATGTATTTCACGGCGTTGGCCAGGTGGTAATGATTATGCAGGCCTTTGGCCTCGATGAAATCGATGGTTTCGATGCCGCCGATTGTGTAGTGCGGGGGGTGGTTGACGTTGTCCACGGGCCGCGGTTCGCGGATATCGATGGATTGCACGCCGGGCAGGGAATCCAGCAGGGAGTGGATTTTGTCGATATTGACGCCGATTTCTAGGGGGCTGTCGAGGTCGGTTTCCGTTTGTTTTGCGGCCAGGCGGTCTTTGTTTTCCTTGACCAGGCGGTAGGCCATGGGCAGCGAGGCGCCGAATTTAGCGTGGATATCGCGTGCGGTGGCGCTGGGGTTTTTGGCCAGGTAGGCGCGGACTTTTTTGGAGATGGTCATTTCGGGGTTCCTTGTTGCGTGTCGGCAGTTGGGATGACGGCGATCCAATCCTCTGCCAACACGTCGTCGGAGGATGGTGCCCAGGGGAAGTGGCTCACGGCGGAGTGGAAGGTGATGCCGCTGCGGCTGGTGGGGTCGCGCAGGACGTAGGCCCCGGCCCACGTTGCGCGGGCCACGGGCTGTGAGCGTTTGAGGTAGGGCAGTGCTTCGGCGAAGCACATGCGCCCGGTTGCGGCGTCGTACATGGGGCTAGAAGTTTTCGGTGTAGAACTCGTCGAGCAGATCGGCCAGTTCACTGGCGCTGAACTCGCCGCCTTCGCCGGCGTTGAGGCCGTGCTCGACGCAGATGAGGACTTTGCCGTTGCGGGGCTCGAAGATCCGCAGGTCGCCCAGGAGGATGCTGGGGCGTTGCGGGGCGATGTGGATGTTGGAAAGATTGACAACAGGGTCGTTTTTCACGGGATTTCTCCTTTCTAAGGTAGGTTTCGGCGGATTCTACGAAGAATTCTCTACTTTATGCAACTGGGGCGGTGAGGGCGTAGGTCTTGTGTAGTTTTCCTTGCACGCCGGCGTTGACAACGTGGGCGTTGACCCAGATCTTCTTGCCGCTGGGCAGGCGCCGGATGTGGCCGCGTCGCAAATGCTCGCGAGGGGAGCGGCCGGTGCCTGGCGCAAACGGAATGTCGCCGTCCACGGAGCTTGCGCCGTGTTGGGAGGGCTTGAGGGTCAGGACGCGGTATTCGTCGAAGGGAAGGGCGCCGCGTTTGAGGGCGCCTTTGTTGGCCTTGCGCACGGGCAGCGCCTCGCTGGAGACGTTGGAGCAGGACAGGGCCTCGATGAGGGAGAAGACGGCCGTGATGGCCGAGGACATGCCGGTGTAGGCGCTGATGCGCCAGTTGTCCTTGTAGATATGTTTGGCCATGCCGCCGATGTCGAAGTGGCGCACGCTGGACTGGGAGATAGCGGGGGCGTCTTTGGGATCGACCTTGGCGGCGTCGAGGACCTCTTGGAGGAACTCGGTGTCCATCTTGGCCTCTTCCACGCCTATGCGGGGTCGGCATTCGGCGAAGAAGGGCATGAGCATCCACATTTCACCTTTGTGCTTGCTGATGAAGGTGTGGAAGTGGAAGACCAGGATGGCCTCTTTGACCTGGTAGGCCAGGACGATATTCTTGGAGCGGTAGTCGTCGGGCTCGGTGCCGTAGAACTCCAGGGCGACCAGCGGGAAGGGCAGGCGGAAGTCGTCGGGCACGCCTTTGAAACCGTCATCGAAGATGATGCCGTCGTCGGGCATGAGGAACTTAACGGAGTGGGCTGCGTCCTTGAGGATGGCCTTGAGGTGCTTGGGGTACTCGGGCACCTCGACGGCCTTGGCTTGGGCCCACCAGTTGAGGTCGTCGTGGACTTGACGGAGGAAGTTCAGGGGTTGTGGGTTTGAGTTCATAGGTCCTGTCGAATTCGCGGAGCGCGGCTAACGCACAGAGTGCCTCCAGCACGCGAAGGAGTTGTTCACATGAGTGCTTCTTCAATGTCGGCCTCTGGCCACTGCTTCTGTGGGAGGTTTCTTTTGCACCAGCGGTCCAGGTCGGCTGGGTTGTATTGACGGAATGGCCAGGTCGGGTAGGGATCCGACGGGCTCAAAGAGGCGAGCTTCGGGCCCGCAGGGGCCGCGGGTGCGGTTGTCGATGCAGGTGCCGATGCCCTTGCTGGCGGTGAAGGGGTTGACGGCGCAGTGCATGACCAGTGCGCCTGAGTACAGGCGAGGACGGTCGATGCTCGGTCGGTAATGTTTGCATTGCTTGCACGTTTCACGGTCTTTGTCCCAGGTGTACTTCGGCAGGGTGAACATGATCAGTCGTTGAGCTCTGCGAGGCTTTTTTCCAGGCGTTTGATGTGGCTGCAGGCGCACATGTAGTGGTCGGGGCCGTGGGACCAGCAACCAAGGGAGTGCGTGCTTTGGGTGTTGAGGTAGTCGGCAATTTCCTTGGCCAGCTCGTCTGCGGCCGGCTTGACGACGCCGCTGGGGGTGTGGATCGACACGCCACGCAGGACGTCGTGGCAGCGTTTGAGCAGTTCAATGTGTTTCATCTTCGCAGGGGGTGGTGAATTTGAAGACCTCATCGAGGTTGGCTTTGACGTCCTCGACCTCGATGCCGTACATGCGGCAGCGGATGGCCAGGGATAGGGTCAGTGCCGTGAGGATGTCCTCCGGCGTTGTGGTGGTGTGTTCCTCACAGAACTCGTGCATGGCACCGTTGAGGTGGCGGGCTAGTTCAGCGTGTTTCATTGGAATTCCTTCAGCAGTTTCAAAAATGTCGCGTTAGCGCGGCGGGTCAAGGCGCGGCGCCTGGCGCGCACACCTCGTGCTTTTTTGATCGGTGGGCGGTACATGAGGATGTCGAAGTACACGCGCGGGACGATGAGTTTGGTGGGGCGCTTCTGAATGGGCCGCATCTCAGCGGCGTCGTTGAGGAACTGCAGCGCATCGGCCAGGGTTGTGTCGTCCAAGAAAAACTTGGGCTTCTGGTTTGCGTTGTGGTCGCCGCTCATTCCTGCCCCCCTTGCTGCTCTTCTTTCAACTCGCGGATGATTCTTGCCATGTTTTGGAAGGCAAGGTCGCGTTGAACGGCGGGATCATTTGCCTCTGCATCACACACCTTCGCACACGCCTCACGCTCGGCTGCTACGCCACTCGCATACCCATCCTCCCATGCGTTTTGGGATTGAATCCTTGGGTGGTCTAACGCATTGCACAGGGTGTTCTCCCATGCGAGGAATGATCCAGATGGTTTGTTCATTCCTGCCCCCTTGCCGTGAGCATGGCGTCAGCAAGCCTGTAGGCCGCTCTAGCAAACTCCATTGAGTTTCCATACACGCGGTTGTCTTGGTTGGCGCAAATCCCGGCCAATGCTTGTGCTGCGAAGTAGTCGCGCAGGGTCATGCCATCGCTGCCGTTGATTGAACGCATCAGCGGGAACGCTGCCCCACCGTCCTTGATCTCGCTCATGCTTCACCCCCAATCCCGTGTGCGCGTTCAACGGCGCGGGCAAAACTCAAACGATCATCCTGGATCATTTCGTAGTAAAGGTCCCAAATCTTTTCGTCTGACAAGGGCTTGCGTGCCATCGCATTTACAGCCCTGTCCACACTGGACTGGGCCTGATGGGACATGCCATCCACAAAGCCCCGCTCGTAGTCGTTGCCGGGGAGGGCAAGCGCGGTGCGCAGGGCGATGATTGCGTCTGCTACACCCTCAGGGCAAACCTTCCACGGGTCTTCCAACGTATCAAGCGCCTGCTGCGCTGCTTCTCGTAGGTTCATTCCTCTACCTCCATCGCCTTCTCATCCGCCTCGTCTTCCAGCTTCGCCAGCGCCTTAGCATTCAGATCATCAATATCAAACTCCAAGCCATTTATGGTCATGCTGATGATCTTGGCTCGGTAGTTCCTGCTGATCTTGGCCTCGACCTCAACCAAACAGTCGCCCATGTAAGTCTTAAAATTCATT